CTCTAGCCTGTCTTCCACGCTAAAGCCAAGGTCTTTGTTGATCTCCTTGCGGATTTCATCGGCGTTGAAGTGAACGCAGTGTAGCTCCCTTGCGAGAGCTACAGCCAATGTGGTCTTGCCCGAACCGGGCAGGCCCATGATGAGGATTTTCATCCCATCAGTGTATCAAGTTCATCGTGTGTTGTGGCGGCTTCGATTGCAGCAACTTTAGGAGCGATAGCAGCTTGGGCAGCAGCAACAGCGGCAGGGTCGTACTTGGACGGATCACGCATTTGCTCTTGGACAACTTGCTGGAAGCTGAACGAGGCGTTGGCAACCATACCGGCTTTACGGTCTGCGACTGGGATGTCGTAGGTGCCGTACACGATCTGCACTGGGTCTTTGGTCAGGTCAAACGTGTGGGCTGTGTAGCCTTGACGATGCGCTGTGATAGCTGGACGAACTTCAACGGCAGACTTCCAACCGTCTTGACCGGCTGGTGGTGGAGTGTCCCAGCAGTCTGTGACGAGGTTGTTCTGGATGCGTACGAAAAGAGACATGATGACTTCCTTTTAAAAAATGTGAATTTTAACTTGGGATTACGTGTTGGCAATACCGAGCGTCTGGTACGCACCAGCAGCTACGGTTAACCAAGTAGTCAACCCGCCCACTTGTTTTGGGGAAGAATAGTTGGTGGTGTTTCCAAGCCCCAAAGCCCCTGATGTATTGCGTCCCCACGCCCATAATGTTCCATCGATTTTAATTACTTCGCTGTAATTAACTCCGCCGTTTCCCGTTGCCCACGTAGTTAAAGAACCAACTTGTTTTGGAGACGAATATTCAGTTGTGTTCCCAAGGCCTAGCTGACCAGAACCGCCAGCCCCCCAAGCCCAAAGAGTACCGTCTGTTTTTATTACTATTGAGTGATAACCACCACCGGCTAAACTAAGCCAATTAGTCAACAAACCTACTTGGTTTGGCGAAGATCGACTGGTTAAATTGCCCAACCCCAATTGACCTTGCTGATTGTCTCCCCAAGACCAAAGCGTGCCATCAGTTTTAATAGCAAGGACAAAGGTGTACCCACATAAAAGTTTTGACCACGTAGTCAACGCGCCAACTTGATTTGGTGATGAATAGTTTGTGATATTGCCAAGGCCAAGTTGTCCCGAGCCATTTGTGCCCCAAGTCCAAAGAGTACCATCAGTTTTTATTGAAGCCGCAAAATTGGTACCCGCTGAAATGTACAGCCAATTTGTAAGAGCGCCAACTTGCTTTGGGGAAGAATAGCTAGTGGTATTGCCTAAACCTAGTTTTCCCTGCGTACCCGCGCCCCATGCCCACAAGGTTCCGTCTGTTTTTGTAGCCAACGTAGATGTATATCCAGACGCCGCGATATTTAACCAGTTGGTCAAAGAGCCAATTTGAACAGGGGAAGACCTGTTAGTAGTATTACCCTGCCCAAGTTGTCCATTTGCGTTATATCCCCATGCCCATAGGGTTCCGTCTGTTTTTGTGGCTACGGTGTGATAATACCCACAGTCAACTTTATACCAAGTAGCCAGTGCTCCAACTTGTTTTGGGGATGAATACTCAGTTGTGTTCCCAAGACCTAATCCACCGTAAGTATTAAAACCCCACGCATAAAGTTTTGGCCCGACAACAGGCCATGTCCCCAACGCCTTGGCGTTAGCTTGACCGCTGAGACTCCAGATGCCGGAGTACTGGACGCCTGATACTGTTGTTACGACTGGCATAGTGTGTTCTTAGTAGAGGAGGACTATGGAATGTTTAAAAGACGTTCCCGTGGACAGTGTTAGCCACGTAGTCAAAGCACCAACTTGTACGGGGCTAGATCGGTTGGTGGTATCCCCAAGACCCAAACGACCGTTTGTGTTACGTCCCCACGACCACAGAGTCCCATCAGTTTTTGTAGCCAAAGAATAATAGTTGCCAGCAGAAACTGCTAGCCATGTAGTCAGCCCACCAACTTGTACCGGGCTGGAGCGGTTAGTAGTGTCCCCCAAACCCAATGCGCCGTTTGTGTTTTTGCCCCAAGACCAAAGGGTTCCATCAGTTTTTATGGCTAGTTGCTGCCCATTTCCACTAATAACTTTATACCATGTGGTCAGTGCGCCAATTTGTTTGGGGCTGGAATAATTTGTTGTATTTCCTAAACCCAATTGACCGGTATCATTTATACCCCAAGACCACAGCGTGCCGTCTGTTTTAATGGCTAATGCACTACCGCTCCCGCTGGTGATGCTTGACCACGTAGTCAGCGCACCAACTTGTACAGGGGAAGAATAATACGTGGTGTTATTTAATCCTAGCGCACCATATAGGTTGTAGCCCCAAGACCATAGCGTACCATTTGTTTTAATAGCAATAGAGTAGTTATCACCACCCGCTGCTTTTGCCCAGTTAGTGAGCGACCCTACCTGTACGGGAGAAGATCTAGACGCTGTGTCGCCCAATCCTAATCGCCCGTTAACGCCGTATCCCCACGCCCATAAACTGCCGTCAGTTTTGATGGCTAAATTATGATAAAACCCAGTTGCCACTGTTGACCACGCTGTCAAAGCACCAATCTGTTTAGGGCTTGAATAGTAAGTTGTGTTGCCCAAGCCTAGCTGGCCAAGGTTGTTTGACCCCCAAGACCAGAGAGTACCATCTGTTTTTACCGAAGTCGTAAAGTAACCACCGCTTGCCACATTTAGCCAATTTGTCAAAGCTCCAACTTGTTTTGGAGATGAGTAGCTTGTGGTATTGCCTAGACCCAGTTGCCCCTCGGCATTACTACCCCAGCTATACAAATACGGGAAATAAGTAGTCGTCGTAGTCTGCGTACCCAGAGGATTGAACCCCGGCTTGTTTATGCCCGAACTGTATCTGAAGCTCATGCAACGCTCCTTAGCACAGGCTTGACGCCCAAGCGGTCTTTGATGTGGTCGAACGGAGCTTGCCAGTCACCAAACACTTCTTGGCGCATTAGCTTCATGGAATCATAGTACGGCGTAGTCTCGCCTGCGAGCGCGTACAGGAAGTAAGGCATCACTGGCGTCACCACAATTGTCTCGATGCCCATAGCGGCGCTCAGGTGGGACACGCTGGTGCAGGCGCTAATCACCAAGTCGCAGCTTGCCACTGCCTGACGGGTGTCTTCCCAGCTATTGAGCGGAACCTGTTTAACCCAAGCAGGCGCGGCCTCGACACCTGCGTCTCGTTGCAGGCTGATGAACTCAGCATCTGCGTCCTTGACTGCGGCGAACATCAACTCGTACGGGAATGCTTTGTGGTGCTCGTGCTCAAACTGGGTCGAACCTTGCCAGCGCAGGCCGATGCGCTTCTTGCGGCCCTTGATCGTTACAGGCTTGCTCAGGTACGGAGCGCCAGAGATGTCTGGCAACTCAAAGCCCAGATGGACAATGGCCGACATGCCAGCGACCCAGAAGTCGTGGTAGACGCCGAACACAGCTTCGTGCTGTATCACAGAAGATACACCTTCAACGTCAACAAAGAGTGACGCCAGTGAGCCAGTGCAAGCAACGATGACCTTGCAGCCCCGTGCAGCGATGTACTTGGCGTAGCGCACTTGGTGAATCTGGTCGCCCAGCCCGCCTTCAAGGTTGAGCAGGATGATGCCCTTGGTCTTGCCGTCCCACTGCGGTGTGGGTACATCAGGGTGCTTGTTGCCGAAGACACCAGCCACACGGCCCCTGTCCATCAGTTTGTATCCAGCCTGAATCTGGCCTTGGCGCAGCTTGTACCAGCCACGGTTGTAGGCTGCACGGTGGTTGTTTGGCTCTTCAGCTTCCAGTTGCTGGGCCAAGCGCCAGCCTTCTTGGAAGTCGCCCGTAGTCGAGGCGGCAAGCTGCAAATCCAGCGCATGAAGCTCTGGTATTGTGCGTGGTGTTTCCAGCCAGAACTCAGGCTGGCAGAACGATGAGTAGTGGGACTTGAGCAGGTCTTTGGGGTCCTGCCTGTGCTGCGCTTCCAGCTTGGGCTTGACATCGTGCATACCAGCGTGGCCGTGCAGGTTCTCGTCATCTTCAGCCACTGTGGAGCCGTCGATGTTGTCGAAGTCGTAGCTGAAGTCAGGAAGTTCAAGGAACGTGTGGATACGGGCCAACTGCGCTTTGGGGTCAGCCAGCAGGTCTTCGTACTCAACGAACAGGAAGTTCTCAGGGGCGAAGTTGTAGCCGTTCTGGAGCGAGATGTAAGCAGCCTTCAGGTGATCCATCAACTGACCAGAGTACATGAACTCGTCAAGGTTCTCGGGCTTCGCCACACGGATGAAGCTGGCAGCACAGTCAGGCACTGAGCGCACCGTAGCGATGATTTTGGGCTGTTTGCCGAGCACTTGGGACATAGCTGCCATGATCTGCGCGATAGGCCAGCCACGGGACTTGTCGATGATGACAGGGGCAGGCTCGTCCTCGTAGAACGCATCAATCGCACCGCGCATCGTCTGAGCCAGCTTAGTGCGCTCAGGGTCGTTCTCGTTCAGCAAACCAGCCGAGTGCCAAGTGTTAGCCAAGCCATCCAGCGCATGAACCAGACCAGACGTTGTGGAGACGTGGGTCATTGGGTTCTGGTTGAGGATGGCAGCAAGTACGGTTGAACCGCTACGGGGAATGCCAGAGAGGAAGTGGAGTGTTTTGTTCATGTTGGAATTTTAGCTCTGGTTTATGTATTAACAATGCCCAGCGAAAAAGCTCTGCCCCCAGCAGGACTCACCCAAGTATTTAACGCGCCCACTTGTTTTGGGGAAGAATAGTTGGTGGTGTTGCCTAGCCCCAATCGACCTGCATTGCCCGACCCAAATACCCAAAGGGTTCCGTCATTTTTAGTAATCAAAGTATGGTTTTCACCACAAGCAATTGTCAACCACGTAGTCAACGACCCGATTTGTTTTGGTGAAGAGTAACCTGTTGTATTGCCAAGACCTAGTTGACCGAAAGTATTGCCACCCCAAGACCATGCGGCGTTTGAAGTTGTAATTGCCAGACTATGGAAACCGCCCCCCGCTAGCGCACCCCAAGTGGTTAATGCCCCAATTTGGGTTGGCGATGAATAGGCGGTAGCTGTATTGGCTAATGCCAATTGCCCCTCTGCGTTACGCCCCCAAGCCCATAAAGTCCCGTCTGTTTTTCCTGCTAACACATGATATGCGCCAGACGAAATTTTATTCCAAGCAGTCAATGCACCGACTTGTTTAGGGGAAGAATAATTAGTTGTATTGCCAAGTCCTAGTTGAGCATTTGTATTTCTACCCCATGTCCAAATCGTGCCATTTGTTTGTATAGCCACTGCGCTTACATAGCCACCAGCAACAGACAACCAACTTGTTAAAGCTCCAACTTGTTGCGGCGAAGAAAATGAGTAAGTGGTATTGCCAAGACCAAGTTCGCCGTAAGGGTTTCTGCCCCAAGACCATAGTGTGCCATCAGTTTTAATTGCAAAACAAGAATAATGTCCATTTGATACTTTTGACCATGTGGTCAATGCGCCAACTTGTTTTGGAGAGGAATAATAAGTTGAATTTCCTGTGCCTAGTTGCCCAAATTGGTTGCTTCCCCATGTCCATAATGTGCCATCCGATTTAACGGCAGAGCTAAAATATAAACCTGCTGATAGGTTAAGCCAAGTTGTCAATGTACCAACTTGAGTTGGGCTAGATTGACTGACCGTACTTCCTATGCCTAACTGTCCATACCCATTAGACCCCCATGTAAACAAATGAGGCGCAGGTTGACTAGGCCAAGTCCCCGCAGACACAGCGGAGTTCACCTGCTGCATTGTCCAGATGCCGGAGTACTGGACGCCTGATATTGTTGTGGTTGATGGCATGGTGTTCTTAGTAGAGGAGGGCTATGGTTTGATATCCACCCGCAGCAGTGCTTAACCAAGTTGTTAAACTACCTACTTGTTTTGGTGATGAATAGTTTGTGGTGTTGCCAAGACCTAGCAATCCATTAACGTTATAACCCCAAGTCCATAAAGTACCATCTGTTTTGGTGGCGGTAGAAAAATTTGAACTTGAACTAATGGTAGACCACGTTGCTAACGCTCCAACTTGTTTTGGAGATGAATAGTTTGTTGTGTTATTTAAACCAGATTGCCCATAATTATTAAGCCCCCAAGCCCAAAGCGTACCATCAGTTTTTATTGATAGAACAGAATATCTTCCACCAGAAATCTTTAACCAATTGGTCAATGCACCAATTTGCACAGGAGATGATCTATCCGTGGTGTTACCAAGACCTAATTGACCATTATTGTTTTGTCCCCAAGCCCATAACGTACCGTCTGTTTTAGTGGCAATAGTGAAAAAAGCACCAGCAGAAACTGTTGACCAAGTGGTTAGTGCGCCAACTTGCTTGGGGCTAGAGTAGTAGTATGTAGAATTTAAACCTAGTTGGCCTACATTATTGCGCCCCCATGACCAGAGAGTGCCATCCGTTTTAATGGAAAGGGTGTGATAACCGCCTGCGCCAACTTTTAACCAATTGGTGAGTGCGCCAATTTGAGTAGGGGAAGAGCGACTTGTTGTGTTGCCCAAGCCTAATTGCCCTTGAGTATTTGCACCCCAAGACCACAGCGTCCCGTCTGTTTTGGTAGCAATTGTAAAATTGCCGGACAAATTTATAAAAACGGCAGACCAAGCAGTTAACGCGCCGACTTGTTTGGGACTGGAATAACTCGTTGTATTTCCAACACCCAATTGGCCTTGGCTGTTAATTCCCCATGCCCAAAGTGTTCCGTCATTTTTAGTGGCTGCTGAATGGTAAGTTCCACTGGCAATTGTTAACCAAGTCGTGAGCGACCCAACTTGGCTTGGAGAAGATCGGTTAGTTGTATCACCTAAACCAAGTTGTCCGTAAGTGTTTTGGCCCCAAGCATATAGATACGGCTCGTAGGTAGTCACAGTCGTCTGAACCCCGAGCGGATTGAACCCCGGCTTGACGATGCTGCCTAAGTTGTGTTGGCGTATGCTCATGGAGCTAACCTCAACTTGCTATGGATTCGTAGCTGATGGTGTAGGTGATGCCGCTCGATGTGCCAGACGTAACGACGATGGAGCTGTTCTCCATGAGGTAGATGGCCGTTGTCTTGTCCACAGCAATCACAGAAGCACTGGCTGGCACTGCAATAGTGGAGATGACCGGGTAGTTCGTACCTGCACCAGCGGCTGCGCTGTTGATGGCTACCGTTGCGTTTACAGCACTTGCACCGTTGACGTTAGCGCAAACGATCTGATTGATCTTGAAGACCAGACCAGACGATGCGGCATTAGACAGCAGCGTGTTGGCCGTTGTATTGGCTGGCGTGAGGTACGTTGTTGTGCCAAGAATGGCGGTTACGTTCACTATGTTGGGGTTTGCCATGATGATTCCTTACAGACCGAAGATGATTGAGAAAGCGATTGCTTGGCCCTTGGTAGCACCAGAAGCCGCAGGGGTTTGAAACGTAGGTAGCGCACCCGCACCGTTACTTGTGAGGATTTGGCCTGATGTACCGGGACCAGCCGCCGCTTGAAACGCCCCAGTGCTGGTAGTTCCTGAGAACACCACGCTGTATGCAGTGGTCGTTGCAATCCCTGTCCCGCCCTGAGCAACGGTGACCGTAGCAGCTTGCTTGATCAGCTTGCCCGTGGTGCCATCAAAAGCCGCCAAGTTGCCATCTGTGGCCGATGCTGGACCAACAACATCACCTGCTGAACCAGCGGTCGATGCAAGCAGCTTGACAGTGCCAGCAGCGTTTTTAAAGTACAGCTTCTCGTCGGTCGTGTTGATGGCAAGTTCGCCATCAGACAGATTGGTGTTGACAGGAACAGCCGCCGCAGTGGTGGTGCGGTAAAGCTGGATGGGTGTAAAGCCTGTTGCAGCCATTAGAAGGCTCCTTCTATTTGAAAAAAGTTTTTCTTTGCTTGATTTTGCTTTGCCGGAAGAATCTGCATATTTTCGTGCATATGAAGGCCGCACACAAGCTCACCATTCAGAGGGATGATGTGGTCAACTTGATACTCCATCTCTGGGTTCAATTTATTCATCAAAGCCGCCTGCTGGTATATGCGCTCAATTTTTTCTTTGTCCGCCCATTTTGGCGTTGCACCCAACAAGATTGCTCGTCTTTTGCTGGCGTATGCACACATTTTATGGCTGTACTCTTTTCTCCACCAAGCCATATATGCAGAAATTTTTTCTTTGTTCTTCAAGCGGTAATCAGATTTGTTTTTAGAAACAACTTCTGAATTTTTAAATGTATATGTTTTTTTCCGCAAATCATCACATGACTTGCAAATAGTACGAACACCATCCTTTGCTTCTTTGTTCTTGTAAAACTCAAGCAAAAATTTCTCGCATTGGCACTTGTTACAAGTTTTCAAAACGTGCCTCCGTTGATGCTTGCGGTCAGCGCATTGGTTGATGGATTGTAAGTAATGCCAGCGTCAATTCCAAGCGCTTGATTGCCCGTTGTGGACGCTGCCACGAAGGGAATAAAGAAGTTGGCGTCCGTGCTTGTCGCTGTTGTTGCCACGTTGGTGGCGTTTGTTGCGTTCGTAGCGTTTGTAGCGTTTGTAGCGTTACCCACAGTGATGCCAGCAGGGTCAGACCACTGAGGGGCAGATCCTGTGGACGTCAACATAAACGTGCTCGAGCCGATACCCAACTTTGACAGCGCTGTGCCAGTGGCGTAATAGCTGATGTCGCCAGCGGTGTACGTGGTTAAACCAGTCCCTCCGTTGGACGTGATCAGCGTACCAGCCAGCGTAATCGTGCCAGAAGCCGTTACAGGGCCACCAGAGGTGGTAAGGCCCGTTGTGCCGCCAGAGACGTCCACAGAGGTTACTGTGCCTGTTCCTGCAACGTTCCACTCAAAAGCAGAGCCCGACCATTTGAGATAGTGGCCCGCTGTAACAGGGGCATCAATAAACGCAGTGGTGGATGTCCCTGTGTTGTAGACGATTTTGTTTGCAGCCCCACCAGCTACGTTTGTAGCGGTTGCGGCGTTACCTGTGGTGTTCTGGTTCCAAGTAGGAATAGTCCCTGCCAGATCTGCATAAGCAATACTGACAGCACCGACTTGGCCGTTGACAGAGCTGACCAAGTTGGTCTGGTCAATCTTCTGCCAAGCCGCGCCGTTGTAGATTGCCCAATCGCCAATCTGCCAGTCTGTAACGCCGTTTAGGTTGGTGGTTCCAGCCACAGACACAACGTAGTAAAACCCGTTTGTCCCTACGCTTGAAGTCAGGGTGGGTGTATTTGTCAAGGCGTCCCACGAACCTTGAAACACCAAACCACCCGTAATTGCAGCAGTGGTCACAGTGGTGATCACGCCCTTGGCGTTCACCGTGATGACTGGGATTGCCGTGGTCGAGCCATAAGTGTTCGCAGAGACGCCAGAATTGGGCAGGTCAGCATTTACAAACGCACGGAAGGCAGGAGTTCCCGCAGAGCCGTTTGGAGCCGCAAAGACGGTGTTTGCAGTCTGCGAGACATAAGTAGCGGTAAGGTCACCAGCCGAAGTGACTGGGGAGTTGGTCACCAAGAAATCTGACGGCATCACGAGACCCACAGAGGTCACGCCTGTTCCAGTGACCACAGCGCCCCAGTTGCCTGATGCATAACCCTCGAAGGTGCCAGTCTGATTGTTGTAGCGGAAGGTGCCGTTTGTTGGCGCGGCTGGACGTGCAGCCGTGTTGCCAAAAGGGACAACCACACCGCCATCACCCGGAAGCACTGGGTTGTCAACAATACTGAAGACGGGGCTGCCAGAGATGCCGTTCGGGTTGGTAATTCCGATCTGGCTGGCAGTACCCGTCAAGGTGCGGCCAGAGACCGTTCCGTTGCCGGGGAGTGACAAAAAGCCTGTGCCGCCGTTGTTTGCAAGCGAGGCTACCGTGCCGCTCAGTGCAATTGTTGGGTTGCCAGATTGGCCGTCACCGTTGGTGGTGCTCAAGCCTGCGCCAGATGTTGCAATCGAGCGGGCCGTCATGGTGCCGCCGATCTTGACGCCGAAGCCAGAGCCCATCGTCTCCAGAGTGCCTGCA